GTATTTGCCATTTCGCACTCCTTGGTTTAAAGTCTGCCGACTTTTTTATGTTTTGTCAAGGGCTTTATATAACTTTTACAGATGCCCCACTTTTAAAAATATCCCTTTTAATTATATCAGTCAAAAAACAAAGGCATTGTGGATGTGATATTGGTATCTCTCCTCCTGGATATACACCACTTCCTAGCCCATATAAATCCTGTGTAGCATAGGTATCGCATTCCCCACATTCCAATGCCCCTGCGACCCTATTCCATTTTTCTCCAATAATCCATGATCGGTTTTTTGCATATTCGCTCTGCGCTGTTCTGAAAGCATTATTAGTTTCTGTCCTCATTACTCTTTGAGTGTTTTTATAAGCTGATCTATAAACACCCCGGCCCGGCGGATTATCTATAAAGAATTGCTTCCATTTTTTGGTTCGCATATCTGAATCGGATATTAACAACATCCTCCGTACCTGTTGTGCTATCGAATATTGCGGCTCCCCATATAAAAAACCTTTAGCAATTAACCGTCTTATTTTAGTAATAGATGTTTGGTGTATATCCCAAACCCGTTCACTCAATTCAATCCCATCTAACGGACGCCGGTACAGTGCCCTAACAGCATCATGATAAATACTATTAAAAACAGATGAAGTTAATTCAATCGAAAATGTAGCAGGCAAAAACCCATTATATACCGACAATCTATCTATTGAATTATCCAATCCCATTTTTACTGATTTATTAATTGATGTTGTAATGCTGCTCAAGACCTTACTATCAAGCCGTTTAATCTCACCTTCCACGCTATTCAACAATGCTCTTAATTTAGCCTTCTGTATCGGTGTTTCCGCCATCATTATCTTAGTGCCAATTTTACCAGCCGCTTTCCTATATGTTCTCCATAGTTGTTTTTCGCTTACCCCCTGATAAGCAAGATGTGTTTCACGGCCACGCAATATTGCAATCTTATTTTTCTTATCAGCTTGAGTTAATGTCATGCCACATTCTCGATATATTTTCTTATTTTAGTTGCAACAATATGCGGTCTCGCCCATTCCCTTTGAAACTTCCTCCAACCATCTTCTACTATTCCCTTATTATTTTTATATAGCATAGCCATTGGCATAAAACCAGCAGCAATAGTTTTATATAATCTTGTTTCTGCTCTTTCGAAAGTGTCTTTCGAATAACCCACTAAAACATAACATCGAGCTTTATGAGTATTAATTGTAATACCATATCTGCTTAATAATTTCCCTGCCTCAATTAATGGTTCATAGTCACTATGATTATCATAAGCAAAAAACATTTGCTTTAGCCTCAGCTTTTGTAATTCAATAACATGCCATTCTTTTAATAAAGCTGCTTCTAATCCACCGGTAAATTCTATCCTCTCTTTCTGTTGATTTAACATTTTAAAAACAGTTTTAATATGACTATCTGAACATTGAAGCAAGTTATCATCTAATATATTGTGGCCCTCTGTTATCGGTAATTCCCGAATCCTGCCCTCTCTCTTCCAAACAGAACAAAACCAACATTTATTATTACATCCCCTTGAAGTAATAACATATCCTGGTTTCAAATATTTTCCTGGTACAAAATTACCGCTTGGTTTTCCCATAGCAGGCCCATCAATCTTAACTGGAGCAATAACCCGCCATTCTTTTTCTAATCTTTCTGCTTCCGGAATATCCCATGTAAAAGATACTGATATATGTATCCTGTCAACTTCCGGCGGGAATAGTGTATATGGTTCACCAACAAATGAAAGAGAATCAATTGGCGTCGCCCTTGTCTGCCTAGGGAATACTTTTGCTATTGTCATTCTTTGGGCAATCCCTTTGCCGCTGCTTTTCTAAAGGCTTCATCTTCTGCATCTTCGGGCAATGTTTCCTCACCACCAGTTTCATTTTCCTCTTCCAGCATAATTAATTCTTGCTCTGCGTCATAATCCAAATCCAATTGAGCACAGGCAGTATGATTCGATAACCAGCCCTCATTCTTTTGTAAAACCAAAGCTTTTGTTTCTTTGTCAATATCTCTGGAAACGATATCCGGGAATACAATATTGCACTCTATACTTACTTCTTGGGTTACCTGTTCCTCTACGATTGTCGTTACTCCATCAACTTCTTTTTCAACACGTTCAAGCCGTTTTTCTTTTTCCGGTATTCTGCCTTTCTCAATATTGAACAAAATAACTCTTTCGAATATTGCTACGAATATAGTTTTAAAATAATCCTGCCAATCTTCAAACTCCATTACCCCAGGACCTTCGGCAATCATAGTCGAATTCCCTGAGATACAAACTTTTCCGTTTCTTCTAACTATTATTAAATGATTAGGAACTTCTACACAATAAACTTTACCTTGATATCTCATTTTAGATATATGCTGATTCTTTAAGTGTGTTTGGATTGGCTTTCTTATTGATAATTTATACAAAGGAAATCTTTTAAATCCATCTTCCTTTATATGCTCTTCATATACTTTTGATCTACTTGTTGCATATCCCAGTATTGTTGTTATCACCTGAATTTGATCAATTAAATAAGATGATATTGAATAATAATACATTACTGATCTATTTTTAGGTTTATGCCCATCACCATCTATTAGCGCTTCTAATAGAATCCGTGATTGCCTATTCGACATCCCTATCGAAGGTATTTTTTTCGTTTCCGACCTAGCTCCACAATTTTCATGCAGCCATACCCACAACGATTTATCATTTGTGTAAAAACTATCTTTTGTTTCTTTGAAATTAAAAGGTAATCTTTTTAATAATTCCCTTATTTTTGCTTTTATTTTAGATTTTCTTTGAGAAATGGATAAAAAATAAGCTCCTTCTCGCCGAGGAGTGCTTCCTTCTGAAATAAAATATCCTAAAAAAGAAAGCCAATCATCATAATTTATTATTCTATCACCAGGGTTTTTCTCTGGATGTGTTTTATAAGGTATTTCTGGCAGAATAAAATTAGATTGTTCTTCAGCAATATTTTTTTCATGTACACCAACCGGTATCCAACAATTTTTAATATATTGAGCTTCTCTAAATTGGTATAAATCCTTTCTTTGCCACCTGGTAGTAATAAACATTTTATGATTTGGAGTTACGGCTATATCCATATGTTGATTTATAAAAGTTATTAATTCACCATTAAAATCATATTCCATAACTTCTTTCGTACGATTATAATTTAATTCTAAGGTAGATGGATTCACGGTAGCAATTAATTGATTCTCTCTTATTTTTTCAATTTTCTGCCATCCTTTCTTTGTTAATACTTCTGTATTAGGATGATAACATGCATAGCTACCATTACTTGCATCGGAACTGAACATAAATTCCGGCATACCCACACCAGCAGCAGCAGATAATAGTAATGCCCTCCCATCTTTTTGCACATCACTGGCTTGCAGGTTGGGGGTTAACATTTTATACTCCACACCCTTATTTGAAGTGAATACACTTACCCCTTCCGGAGCTCTATGATAGGATGTTTTATCTGGAGCAAGTTTTCCCTTGGTAGCAATTCTATCTGCAGTTGCTACATTCGCTGCTTGTGTTGGTGATCCCGATACAATTTTAACCAATCCAATAGCAGACCGAACCTTATTCAGCTTCATCCGATCTTTTATCCAACCATTATATAATGTTAATAATGGAGCGATTATTTCCAGTATTGATCGCCCTCTCTTTACATCCGAATCTACCAGTATTTTACTATGCTCAATTTCTCCAGCTTCTATTCTCTCGCCCTTGTACCAATAAGCTAATACATTTTCGATATCATCTTTATCGGTTTCAATACCATGCGAACAAATGCCCTTAATTTTATCTTCATTATCCGGATCATTTATTTTGTCTGGATTCATAAACCGAATAACCAACCCACCATCTTTTGTAAAATAGCGCAAAAAAAGCTCACCATCACGCATTACTCGGCGAACAATTTCCTTTTTCCGGATGTCCATTTTATTAACTTTCCAAAATTCATCCCAAACTTCCTGCACCTGTTCCAGAGTTGACATCGGCGAAATTTGAAAGCCTCTTCCAACAACATACTTTTCAAATAATCTAATGACATTTCTAGCATGAGGATTCCTGTAATAAAACTTAGATGCCTGTTGGCGCATGGTTTTGCCATCATCAACACTTAATTCTCTTTCTGTTGATCCGCCAAGATTCACCCAGTCATCTTCATCCCGATCTTTTAATTTGTCTATTGATTTTAATGTCTGCGCTTCAACCTGTTCTATGTACTTAATCGCTAATTCAGTTTCCTTGATACCTAATATATTATCAAGTTTACGTTTTTTCAATCTTTCAAACATTTAATATTCACCATTTGCATAAAAACTTGCTATTGTCTTAGCCACCTTTTTATTATAACCCTCAGAGATTAACTGTCCAGTGTTAAATAAAATATCCCCACCTTTACTGCCCTGTCTTAAACTGTTTTTAATTACCCCTCCCTTGCTTTTGCGCCACTGGCCATAACATATACCAGCCCTGATTGACTGGTCATATTCAGCAACCATGGTCGGATTAGCCATACAGCGAGAAATGAACTTCTTTTCAGTTTCGTTCTGGCTTTTATTTGGCATTGGTATCGGCATTATTTATCTCCCCTTCTATCTTAATCATTAGTGGAGCATTCTTTTTATGTTGAAACATACTTCTGACCATTGACATTACATCTTCATCATTCGGGCCCGTCCATACCATTTGATTCAACAAAACTCTTTTGACCTTATTCTTAATCAGTAAAGTTTTTTCTCCTCTCAACTTAGCTTCTCTCCCGAATATATCCGCTCCCTGTAGGCATAACCGTTGATAGAATAGGTTATGATTTTTAAAAGAATCATCTTTACCTATTGTTACCATACCATCTATAATTGACAAATAACAAGATGCACTAATATTGACATTTAACTGTCTTGCCAGCATGTGACTTAAAACAGCCAACCAGGTACTATAGCGAAATAGCCTGCGATTACCCCCAACCCAATATTGAGGATATTTTCTTTTTTGAATTGAAGTTCCCCAGTCCATTATAATAACAGATGTCTTGAACAGCATATTACTAAAACCATGTTTTAGCCAATTCATTTTCACTAATGGCCTTTTCATTCTTAGCGGACTTATCGATTTATTTGATCTTAAACAATTAACTCTTCCTATATACATTCTGCCCTCCTATTTTTCTACCAAATACATTTCTATTTTTAGCTTCAAAAGCTTATTCAAAATCCATGTTATATAAAAAATAAAAAATAATTTCAGTCTGTTTACTCTTATGTGACATCGGAATTTATATAGCACTTCATACTTTACTACATCTGGAATTCTCATAATTGTAAACCCTCTTTATAATTATCGCATTGGTGGACTATCTTTTTGATATCCTCCCGGCTTTTCTGCATTATGTTTTTTATCTGTAATGCATCCTCCATTTAATAGACCATCACCAATTTGTCTTAATTGGTCTTCATCGATATACTCACCTTCAGCTATTTCATTTTTTTTATTTACTTCCGGCTTTACACAATACTGAACACAGCCATTCAAATAAACGACTTTTGACGTTACTATCCCTGTAAATCCTGTCACCCTGTCTTTAACTTTAACCCCTAATTTAATCATCTTTTTTTCTCCTTATTTGATTTAACCATCTTTATAATTTAATTATTATCTATTTCATAAAGCTGCTTAAATTTCTTTTCTGAACAGATAGAAAAAATAAAATAAAGCCCCTTGTCTTCTCTGACTATATAATCGGTTAACTCCACCGCTTCTTCGCCATGATTGTTTAGATATAGTCTTTTCCTATGTGCACTTTCATCTGGTTCTATTCCATATCGCACTATTATCTCTCGCCTTCCAGCACAAATAGCGGCTATTTCATCTATATTATCCCCCGTCCATTGTGCCACCTTAACCTTTACTGCTTTCCTAATAAATACCATATTAAACCTCCTATTTATTTTTTAACCATTCTTATAATATCCTTCACCAAGCTTTCAGGAGTTACCCTATATTTCCGCCCAGCTTTATAATTTCTTCTAACGCAGGCACATGCGATCTTACGGCCATTAGCAAGGGTTCCTGTGTATCCTCGTCCGTAACACTTGGAACAGTTTCTATCGGCGTAGTCTTCGAGGTTAATTGTTTCCCCTTTAATTCTAATTGGTGCGCTTTCCATATCTCCCTCATATCAGCCAATTTCGGCTCTTTTTGGTTTTTTAAAACTTTCTTAAGATTTATATATTTATAGCAATGACTTTTAAGATACATATCATGTAAGATTCCTTCAATATACCATTCTGTCTTTTTCCATATTACTAAATATGCATTTTTATATTCCCACATCGCTCCCCGGAAATTAGTTTGCACATCATCATCTATGGGCTTTATACCAAGAATAATACTATATCCGACTATTTGCTTATCGAAATACAAATATAGTCTATCACCCACTCCCGACTTTCTTGGCTTTTTTGTTATTATAAAATAATGATAACCGACAGCCGGACTATAGTCCCTGCAATCAATCAACAAAGAATTATAATGCTGCTGTGACAATCCTACTACTATATCCATGTAATCTCCTGTTCTCCTAATGATATTCGGACTTTATTTCAGGTATCCAGCCTTTTTGTTCAATTATTCTTGGCTCCGACCTATCCTTTAATGCTCGTTTTAAATTGAAATATCGCATACCGAACAATTTTATTTTCTTCTTGTATTCAATTGGCTTTGCATACCAGTTCATGGTTGTCCACCGTATTGCAATATACCCCCGGAATTGCCAAAGTTTATCTGGTATTGATGCTACTAATGCTCCACCGATTATTTGATGATCGAATATAACAGAATAACCAACAATATTGTCACCGACTTTAAAATATACTCTTTCACCAGGTCTCGCTCTGCGCAACTTTTTAGAGCAAACGTGCATATTTGTATTATCATGGTTTTCACTTACCGGATGCGATAAGAAATATTCATACTCTTCTTGTTCAAGCAATACCGCTATATCCACATTTGCCTCCGATGTTTTCTTTTATTATAAGCTTATGATGATCTATTAATGCAGGTTCTGGTCTGCCGGCTAATACCTTCTTAAGATTAAAATATTTCGGCTTCATTTGTTCTACCGTTTTATTATATTCAATTGGTATTCTATACCAGAAAGATTTCCTCCAGGTATAAAGCCTCTGCCCTATAAAATTCCAAACACGACCATGGAATAAGTTCTGCATTTCTTCATCAATTATATCAAAACACCAGACAATACCATATCCCCTGATATTTTTATCGAATTGAAAAAAGATTCTATCATCCATCTTTGTTTTTTTCATCCACTTTTTGCATACATGATAATGATGTCCGGACTCAACATGAAAGTCTCTA